TTTTTTCACAATCCGGCCTTTTAACCTCAGACATCCCCGCAGTAGCCAGAGCCATATCAAGAGCACCGACAAGCCTTGCCGCAATGATCAACCGCTCTGTATTATCGTCCGCATCACAGTATGCATCAATGTAATCCCTCAGGATATCTACCGTCATGTCAGTCAGCACTACCATCTTCAACCTCCCCGGTTATAATTTCAGAGCACGGCTGTTCTCTGATCCAGTCGCAGAATGTATGCCATTCCTGAAGTTTGTGGTCTTTCCGTGTCTGATAAATGTTGGTCAGCACCTCATAATTAAGCATCCACGTCCGCCGCTGGTTATAGCTTGTCGGGAGGAGCTGGATCATGTTATACCAGGCTTTCTTGTCCTTAGTCTCGATGTAGATCTTCCGCTCCTTGTTGATCTGCTTAATGACCGCCAGAAGGATCATCATGCTTTCCTCGTCCAGATGATCGCTGCTGAAATCTTCAAGCGTCAGATCTCTGCTGTGGATCTTGTGCATGGTTGAACAGCTGTTTGCGACCGTCCCGACCTTATAGGTGTCCGCTTCTTTCCACCAGTACAGCGGTGCCGTGATATCCGCATAGACCACAATCATGCGTCTGTACTTGGCGTGTACAGGGCCATTCCCGGCAAGGCGTTTCATGAGGCTGAGATCAGCGTCCCCGATGGTATGCTTATCACCGTCCCGGTAAGAATCGCTTTTCGTCCAGCTGTTAAGCGGATTTCTCATCCCACTGATTGCCGGCATCCATCCTACCACCTCAGTGCTCTCAATCTTCAGCATTCTTCGTCCTCCGCATTTCCATCGCATGGCTCAGGTACTCCAACGCTTTACCGAGATCATCCATCTCGCTGCCCTTGCGTCCTGCCCGGGCGATGTATTTGACCACGTTGCCGAGATCAAAGTCAAGCCCCCAGTCCGCGATCACGTCCCAGGGTTCGTATTTCCTTCCGGCTACATAGTGCGCCGGGTTTTTAATTTCTGCCATACAATCCTCCTGTCAATACATTGACCAATCAATCCCTGTAAGATCATCCAGTTCCTTGTGGAGCCTCTGCCTGACTCCCTCGTTCGTCAGTTCCGGTTCAGCATCCAGATCCTTGCCGATCTGACGGACCCGGTCATTCACTGCAGTCATGATTTCGACTATACGTTTGGGGCTGATCCGCCGCTTCCTCATCTCGATCCCGAAGAGCATAGTCAGCATCGGGCAGTAGTTTTTGATTGCATAGGCCCACGCATCATCATAGATTTTGTTCTGCGACCGATAAGCCATATACGGCGACAGCATCACATCATTCGGCTGCGGATACAGACGATCTTTCATCCGTGACTTTTTCAGTTCTCTCTCCTGCCTCCTGTAAGCCGCTCTTCCCATTTCTTCCCGTCCTACACCATCACATAAACTTTAAACGGCCTGTCCTTGATCGATATGATGCTCTCCGGATGATTCACGTTCTGCATCCGGTGATCCTCAGTGATCCGGTACAGTGCCCAGACCTCTCCGAGCACACTGTCCTTCCAGACCATCCGGATCATGGAGCCCGGAGGCATCTTCCTGATATCTTTGGCGTATACCCGGCCGTAGATAAACTCGCCGCTCCCGAAGTCATGCCTTTGCATTGTCCGCCTCCCGGAACACTTTCCACCAATCGACCCGCTGGCCGCACTCCGGACAGAAGCGGTTCTTCTCCGGCTCGTCCTTACCGGAGCGCATCCGGAGGTATCTTCCGCAGGAGGCACATTTGAAACATCGCCGCTCCTCGCCGCCTTCCTTCGACCAGTACCGTTCCGGCTTCATTGCGTCGTCCTTCCGAACCAGGAGGCACAGGTCGTTTTTCTCCTTCTCGGTCAGGGACGAGCAGTTCCGGATTGACTTCTGAAGGGCTATAGCGTATTCTGTCATTGTTCCCCTTTCTTTTTCTTTACGTTTTTCTTTTCCAGTCCATTGCAGGCGGAAACCGTCATCCAGTAGATAAATCGCATCTGCTCTATGGTATTTGCATCACCACCTGCCTGCTTGACAATAGCCTGGTATTTTGTCACGATCTTACAGGCATCATCAATAACAGAATTCCAGTAATCAGTGGTATCGTCATCCTTCCAGTGCCCTTTGATATAAGACCATAAATCAGTCATAAACTGGCTTACTATAAGGATTTCCTGCTTATTTACAGATGACATAACACCTCTTTTTTTCTACCCACTACCCACTTTTCCCACCTGTTTTGTATATATACACGACCACACCAAATAATAGTGGAATATTATTTAGTATGTGGTATATATATATTGAAAAACTGACTTTTTTGGTTGGTAGTGGGTAGTTTTACACCATGTCACTGAATCCAAAATCAAGCTCTGCCTGTGTGTAATCATCATCATTTTCCACCTGATCATGCCCTGTATCTTCCTCGTATTCCAGTCTTTTGATGCTGTATACTCTGACTTTTCGACCTTTCAGCCATTTTTGTACGCTCTTGTGCTTACCGTCATTGTCTTTATTCAGTAATCCGTTTTTGTCCAGCCAGGACAGGAACGGCCGCAAACCATAACCGGCTTCCTGAAGCAAGGATTCAAGCGCTGAAGTGAAAAAGTTGATCCACCCGGTATCAGGCTCCTTGTATCCCCATTGTTCGACCGCCTTGTCGGTAGCGGGTTCGAACCTGGCAGGATTCATTTCCACCTTGTCCATGATGTGCTCATAAGCTCGCTGGTTGTCCGAAACGTCCAACCGCTCAGTCATGACATCTATCGCTTCCTCCGGAGAGATAGTAATCCCGTCCTGAAAGATCAGCTTCTCGGCGATTTTGTCTGCCAGGAGAATCACTGACATGGCATAGATCTGCTTTTGCATCTTATCCTCGCGGTTAAGCTTGTTGAACTGTTCTGCCAAACACTGTCTCAGCTGATCCGGCGGAATTGTCATGAGTCCATAGACAAACAATTTCCCGGCAAAACCGAAGTTGTTCTTAACAATTTCTGCTGTCTCATGAGGATCCTCGTACAAGTAATCGCTGCACTGGACTTCAATTATCCGGTTGATAGCTCCGCCCTGGTCAACATAATCCTGCAGCGGTTTTTCACCACAGGTCAGGATACTGCAGTCCCAGGTGTTTTCCCGGTTGATTCCGAGCGACTTATTAGACCGGCTTTTGCCTTTACCGGAGCACAGGTCATATACCAAACCTTCAAAGGAATCCTTCAGCTTCCTGCTGACCTTACTGGTGTCGTCCAGGATCAGCGGAAGGCTGTTAAGCATGTCGACCTTTGCTTCCAGAGCCGTGTCTGTGGTCTTGAAATCGCCGATATAAGCGTTGTTTGATGGGTCAGCCCAGATTGATGCGGCAACCATCAAAGTGACCGTCTTACCGCCTTCTGTGTCGCCCCAGAGGTCAATGATAAACGGCAGTGTTCCGCACGGCTTTATCAGGGCACTGGCAAAGGATGCCGCCATCATCATTCGGATTTCCAGACGCTTCGTCGCCCGAAGCTTCAGCATATGGTTTAGCCAGACATTATAATCACCGGATTCCTTGAGCGCTCCGAAGATCTGCCGGAACTTAATGTCTCCGTCAAACTCGATCCCGTTCGAATTGTACGGCAGAAAACAGTCCTTGCCGTTATGCTTAATCCAACCGAGCTTGCTTGAGCTATGCTGCAGAGGGATGATATCAGCATTTAGGTTTTCAATGTCCGAAAGATAACTGACCAGGAATTTGGCATTTTCCGAAGTCACAGCAACACCGAACTTCGACAACTCAACAATTTTCTGGTGCGAGGCAATCACATCCTTTGGCACTTTGATTGTGCTCCACGCTTTTTCATTCGAGCGTTTATAAGTCAGCTTTACCTGTTCTTCGCCCGTCTGCAGGTTCCGCATACGCTCAACCGGGACTATCGGATGGTAACAGGCCTGATGCGGCGGATAGTAAGGATTCGGGTTTGCCTTAAATATCCCTTTATCTGACGCGATCCAAGGTCCGCAATTAAACTGTGTTTCCAAGTCGCTGAATCTTGTAACGCCATTGATCATTTGTTCGACAATTTCAGCTTTCATGGCTTTCTTTGCCGCCTCCAGCGTGTTTTCAAATGACTTAATGATCTTGTCAAATCCTCTGACACATCCGTAATCTTTGGCCCGCTGGCGCATGTTGGCGACCAACACGGCACGCTTGACTTCGTCCTCAATTTCAAATGCCTCTTTAAGCACTGATTCCGAGAGGAGATCTTCCTTTGTCAGCTCATTAACTGCTTTTATTGTTCTCACCTCCTCCCTTTTTGTTTGTTTCCATAAGTTCTATCTGTTCCTGGCATGCTATCAGCCAGTGGTTGTAAGCTTCCGCCCATTCATCGGTTAATGGCTCAGCAGCTTTCATCAGCTCCCGCCAATGGTCGATTTGTTCACCGATCTCAAGCAGCCTGCGCTTTTTCTTTTCGACCTGTCGCTTCCTGGCGTCAGCTGCCTGCTTTGCCCGGTATGCATCCATCAGGTCTTTACGTTTCACCCGTTCACCTTTGCGCCGATCAGTCCCTCCGAGCCGCAGGAAGGCCGTATGGAAGTCGCACTGCTCATATAGCTGAACAAATGTGAACACATCCCCGCCCTTCCCGCAACCGAAGCAGTAGAAGGATTTCCGGTAAATCTTCAGGCTTGCATGATTGTCCCCGGTATGGAACGGGCACCGGATAAAACCTGACCGGTTGACCGGGAGACCGTAGCTATTGACAACCTCTAACATGGTTTTGGTTTCAAGGATCTCTTCTTTCGTCATGGCTGTTATAGTATTCCAACAGGCGAGCAATCTCACTTCCTGTGTGTGTTTTCTCACAGAAGTGAAAACTTACTCCATACCGGTTGATCATTGTCATCATGGACTTATACAGCTGTTCTCCGGTCGTGGCTTTCGGTGATCTGGCAATCCTGGGATTTATCCAGGCTTTTACATCTTCCACCGTCCGGATCTCCTTGCCATGCTCACACAGGAAAATCAGTTTGATGCCCTGTTCTCTTGCCCTTGCGAGTTCTCGCTGAAATCTTTCATGTTGCTGACACACATTGCTGCACAGCTCCAGCAGATCCTGTTTCCGGTCAAGCACGACCCCGGGCAGGCCATCTATCTGATAGTCGCCCGTATCGAGCTTCTGGATCCGGCATTCATGTCCGGCAGCTCTGATCTGACGCATTACCCGGTACAGCTGTTCTTTGTGTTCCCTGGTATCGCATAGGATGGTCATGCCGTTTCTCTTCTCCAATCTTCGTCAATCTCTGCCATAAACTTGTTTACTCTCGGACTGACGGTCTTTGCGTCGTATGGTATGATCCCGTTGATGTATATGCTGTCGCGTCCGTCTACACGGGACAGGGCAACATACAGCTGACCATAAGCGAAGAATTCCGGATACAGGTTGACGCCATTCTTCAGCGTCATGCCCTGCGCTTTATGGACGGTAATGGCGTATGCCAGTTTAAACGGAAACTGCTTCACGGATCCGGAGTCCGTCTCCACGATTTTGCTTACGGTTTTCGTCTTCTGCGTCCCGTCTTCATTCAGTACAGGCTTGCCGTTTTCGTCTTTAACCGGTTCCTGCTCTTCCTGCACAACCGGCTTTTTCACTTTCCACTCATGCTTTTCTACTCGGACAACCTTCCCGGTGTCCTCGATCTGGATGGTCACGGAGGAATCAGATACCTTTAAGATCTTGCCGAAGGATCCGTTGAAGAATCCACCGCCAGGATCGTTCACAAGCATCATGATTCTGGCCCCGGGTTTATACCTCAGATCGTATTCGGCATTGACGGAAGCCATATCAGCATCCCCATTGATCTCAGCAGTAGACTGATATTCTTCACCTTCCAGCTGATTCAGCCGGTCAAGGTTCTTTTCGGTCGCTGTTGCATTTTTACCGCACAGGATGATGGATGATTCTCCGGTAAACGGCTCTTTCCGGGTATTGTCATCGAACCAGTCCACCGCAAAGATGTCGCTGCCGTCCCGGATCCTGTTCAGGTGTGTCGTATAATCGGCATCCTTCTCCGACCTGTGGACGGTCCGGAGGATCAGGTTACGGAAATCCATATCCTTCCACTTCTTAGATTCAAAAGCAAAAACCTTGTTTCCGAAGATGGTTTTGAAAGCACTCTTTTCCGCAGTTGCAAGAACCGGTTCCAGCTGCGTGAAGTCACCAGTTACAATCAGCTGAATGTGCTTCTGTTCTGCCGGCCTTCCTTCTTTCCGGGCAAGCCGGTGTTCATCCATGTTCAGATCCTTTTCTGCCAGCTGAATAGCGGTAGCCACATGGTCAAACAGGTCTATCCGGCACATGGATATCTCATCAATGATGATGATGTCTGCTGCCTTGATCTCCTTTTTGGCTTTTGCCGGCGGCTTCACAATAGTTTCCTTCTGGAGCCCGAAAGCCCGGTGGATGGTGTAAGCGTTGACCGGTTCAATCCTCTGGGCAGCCGCCCCGGTCGATGCACAGACAATCAGGTTTTTGTCCTGGCTGATTGCCCAGTTGATAAAATCATTCAGGATGGTAGTTTTACCGGTTCCGGCCTTTCCGGTCAGGAAGCAGTTATCACCATGCTTCATGATATTGAGAGCCGCTTCCTGGTCTGGTGAATATGTCCTCATGCATGTCCTCCTGTCTTATCGGCCAATCAGTTGAACGGAAGCCCGTCATCATCGGCATTGTCCGGGATGTTCAGGAAGTCACCAAGGGATGTCGGATCTGACTGGGGGGCCGTATCCTTTTTCAGTGCTTTCAGCGCCGGTACTTTGGCATCCTTTGCTTTTTCTGCGGAACAGTACCATCTCAGCTCGTTCCTTATTGAGATATGTCCCTGGTATTCGTTCTCTACCGGCCCGAACACGGCACCGACCAGCTTTTTACGGAAGCAGGCAGCAAAGCCATCGCCCCAGGAGATCTTAAAGCCCGGATTAGACGCCTCTACGCTTGAGCAGAATGTTTTGAAGTTCCGGGAAGTGTTCCCATCCTGATCCTCGACCTGGATATAGGAAGTTGCAAAATGCGGCCATTTCTTTTCCGGCGATACATCGTCCTTATAGGTGGTCGCTGCAAGCCCGGCCTGCTTATCGCCCTGGGCGAAGTCATACTGAACGACGATCATCGGCCTTCCCTTCTTCGTTTCAGTCTCCACTACCTGGTAGATAATCAGCTGGTGTCCACCTTCCTGAACCTCAATGCGTTCACCCTGGATCGGTGTCTTGTCATAGTTTTTGGGCATGTTCATAGATAAAAAACCTCCTCTTTATTAGTCAATCAGTACGGCATACATCGGATAATCATCCGCATACCCGCCGTTTGGTCTTACAATGTCGCGGTTCCTGAAGCGAACAAGATTGCAGGCCTGAGCTTTCGAAACAGCTACGGCGCTGCCGACATAGCAGTCGTCGAAATCATATACGTCATACTTGTGTTTCCGGCCGTCACCATCGCAGGGCGGTGTGCGGTCGTAATTCCTGGGCTTATTCATTACCGCCCTCCTTGCCGGGCTGAGGAGTTTCGATCTCCCAGTAATCCCGGATCGCGGACTCAACTACCTTTAAGTCATTCGGAATAGTCAGATCGTCAAACATCCCTTCCGGTGATTTGCTGACTGCTCCGCCGCTTGACTGGGTGACAAACAGGTGCTGTCCGCTTTCTTCGACACAGCGAAGGACAATGGTGAACATGCCTTCGACCGTGACCTTCTCGTCAAGCAGCTTCCCGATCGTCTTTGGCTTAACATCGCCAAAATCGTTTTTGTCTTCATGCATCATGATGTACACGATCTTGTATTCCGGCAGATTGTTCGTGATGAACATTACCAGGGTCCAGAAATGATCTCCGATACTGTTGTAAAGGGTAAAGACATCGTTCCCCTTGCCGGTTGAGCTGTGGCCCCGCATAAACTCATTGGTGATCAGGTATCCGGCATCATCTATCACGATGTTGTTTGCCTTGCTGGACATCAGACACTTCATAACGGTCTGGTAATCGTCCGTATACCATCCGTTGATCTTTCCCTTGAATGGCAGCGGTTTGTTAAGTACTCTGATCAGGTTCCAGTCAGGATCCCCGGCACAGGTCAGCATTGACCGGCTCTTTCCGGATCCGGACTTGCCGATTATTAAGACTGGTATTGCCATACAGCACCTCCTCATTTGATGCTCATACTCACCTCATCCACCAGCCGCACACCTTCAATCTCTTCACGGGCCTTCAGTGCTGCCTTCAGCCCTACCTTGTCCGGCTCAATCTTGATCTTCTGGAACTCAAGCGGCAGATCTTCGACTTTCCCGAACACGTCAACCTTTTCAGTCTTCCGGTAGCTTACCGCCACCCGGGAGGTCTTGAACTTCTCACCGTTCAGATATCTCTGCATAAAGTCCTTCAGGCGCTCAGCCTTGTTCTCCAATGCCTTTTGCCGGTCTCCGAGCTTCTGCTTCTCCGTCTTAACAGCTTCTGCTTCCGCGCAGAGGTCTTTGTACCACAGCAGGATCCCCTCGATCTTGTCCTCTCTGGCGCCTTCCAGGGCTTCCATCTGCTGCAGGGCAAGGTCGTTTATGATCTCGCCGGTATCCGGATCAATGGCCTGCTCAAAGGCTTCTGCAATCAGGTCGTCGTATTCATACAGTTTCAGGCTCATGCTCACACCTCCCGGATGATCTTCTCGGACAGACTGGTGAGCTTGGCGGTAAGCTCCTTGTTCTTGTCGGTCAGCTCGTTGATCCGGTTGCTGTACCGGGCGTTATCCTGAAGCAGGTCGCGGTACTCATGCAATGTGATCGTAACAGTCAGCTCCTGACCGTTCGCGTAATCATCGGCATCGGTCTTGTATCCATCAACCTCCTTGCTGAATTTGTACTGTCTGTTGATAGTCTGGTTTTCCACTTGCTTTGTCCTCTCTTTCTGTGGTAAGATGTTATTGGATATTTTTCCTTTGCCGCCGACGGAATGGCAGTTCCGTAAGCGGCTTTTTCATTCTCCGTATATTTCCCAGAATGTTTTCAGCTTCTTAGCGACCTCTGCTGTAGCGCCGACCGACATCATTCGTCTAAAGAAGTCTTCGGCAGAGTGCTGCTGACCCTGTTTCTGGTTGTATACTCCTGTCAATTTCCTGAGCTCCCTATCCTGTTCATTGGTCAGGGAATAGACTACGATGTACTTTTTACTCATGTGTCACCTTACGTTACATATTTTCTGTGTGCCTGTTTCAGTTCATCATCTGATATATCCAGATAGATCTGCGTTGTTTCTATGCTTTCATGGCCAAGCAATTTGGACACTTCCGTGAGCGGCATACCTGCCCTGAGCGCCATTGTAGCCCCGGTCCGTCGGAACCGGTGTGGGTGGCATTTTTCAACGCCGGCTCTCTGGCCAATACTTCTCACGATCCCTTCCAGGCTGCTGGCATCCATGTGCCGTCCCTGATCGTCTACTGCATCCGGGTACATGTACCACAGACAGGCATCGACTTTTTTTCTTGTTTTAGTAAATGATACAAGGCTCCCAGCCTCCTTTGCCCTGGGGAAAAGATATGGATTATTATCTTTTCTCTCAGACAGGTATACTTGTAAAGCCAACTGTGCGCGTGCATTCAGGTAACATTCGCGGTCTTTATTCCCTTTCCCGTGCACGATCACACAGTCATTGTTAAGCTCGCTTATCATTACCTTCGCAGCTTCGGTCACTCGACACCAGGTAGACGATAGGAATTCCACAATTGCCCGCTCGCGATTCGTTTTGCAGGCAAGCCTGATTTTTTCGATATCAAGCAATGAATAAGCCTTTTTCTTGACTTTCTTTTCCTTTATTGTGTCTACCTTGGCCATAGGGTTTTTCAGCAGGATCTCCTCTTTCTGCAGCCAAGTGTAGAATGATGAGAGGTTTCGTCTTTCATTGTTGACTGTCACCGGGCTGATCTTATCAATACTGATCCTCCTCGCGATCAGCAACCTAACATCATCCGGAGTTACCTGGTCATACACCTTCCCTATATCGGCCAGATTTCTTGTTACGGTATCTTTGTAATATTCGATGGTCCGCAGTGAGCAGCCTTTGGCGAGTTTGGCGGCCAGAAACCGCTTGACCATTATTTCATTTACATCCCCTTCATACGGGATGATTTCTGTTGTGGTCTCGGTAATGTTATACTTGCTCAGGATTATAGCCAGACGCATGCCGATTTCTTCCCGCTTATCAGATGACAGTTCCGAGCAGAACATGTTGATCAGACTGATCCTCAATTCTTCCTTAGGCTCTGTCATATCAGGCACCCCATTTTCATAGGCGTCGCCATGATCCTGTCCTTAGGTGTCTTGCCCGGCATGTATGGCTCTGCCAGTGTGTCTCCCTGCACCACAAGTGCTTTGACCCCAACCAATGATAACTGCAGATAGGTCATATAGACTCCCTTCCAGTCCAGATCCTGCGCCACCACATCTACTTTCCGTTGGTAATTTATCCCCTTATCTTTCAGGACCTTACAGGCAGCGATTATCATTCCCCCTCCACCGCACGACGGCTCGTTAAGCCTATAAACACCATCGTGATCAGGTTCAAGGTTTTCAAGATTTAACCTGGCGCACAGCTCCGATAAATGAAAAGGTGTGAAGAACTGGCCCGTGTACTTGCTTCCCAGTCCGGCCTTCATGTAAATGCTGCCGAGGACGTCGCTCATGTTCTGCTCCAGCGCATACGCCAGCCAGACAAACATTTCCACGAAAGCCTCCTGTTCCTTCGGCTCATACCTGCCACTGATATCCATGTACAGCTTTTCGCGGTCTTTCCAGACATTGTCGTGAATCAGGTGGCAGCAGTTGCAGATCGCAAGGGCGCAGCACTCCACCCAGTCCGAAAAAATGTTGTATGGACTGTATTTCCCGGACAGCCCGACAATCCTATCAATGATTTTCTTCTCGAAATCCTCCATTATCTTTCCTTCGCCTTCCCCGTCCCGCCCATCACTGTGCATGTCGGGATCGGTGCACCGCCGTTTGACGGGATCTTCTGTCCTGCATAGCGTTCTGTATGCAGGCCCTCCGCGATAATCAGATCGTTTACCGGTTTCAGGTAAATGTTCATGCTGTCCGCAATGGCCTCCATTTCTTCGCCTGCACGGTATCTGCGGCGGACTTCTTCCTTCTGGGCCTTGTTCATGTTCCATGTCTTCTTCCCGGACTTTTTCTCTGATTCAGGTTCTTCAGATTCCTGCTTCGTCGGCAGTTCGATCCGCTCAGGCTCCGGAGCTTCCTCAGCTTCCAGGATCGGTGCCGGCACTACGGGCTCCTCCGGAGGATTCGCAAACACGATCAGCCGGAGTACTTTGCTGAAGCAGCTCTGGCAGTAGTCCATTCCGTCAAGATCTGTCGGAATCTGTGTCTGGGACTGACCGGCATACGCCAGAATCTTAATCCTTTCTTCTGCCGCTACATCTTTCTTGCAGTAGTCGCACACAAACCGAGTAAATTGCATTTCTATACCTCCCTATTCCATAATCATTGCGAAACCTGCTGTGATCGCAATCCCCAGACCGCATGCCAGGATAGATCCAATCCCGGTCCCAAGGCATCCGACCATCAGGGTGATGATGCCCGAGGCGATGAAGCCGACCTCCGTCCAGTGCAGGGGACGGTCGTCAGGATCTACCATGTCGACCGGTTCCGGATCGAAGCGGTACCGCTTAAACGGGATCAGGTCCAGCTGCCTGGTGTTGATTTTCTTCAGTTCCTCCCGGTCTGTCAGGTAACATCCTCCCGGAAGCTTGACTGCCGTATTGTTCATTATGAATCTCCCTCTTCTGTTTGAAGTTAATGCAGGCATAGTTCCTGCTCCGTTCTCCGCATGTGTTCTTCCTGGCACAGGTCTTGCAGGTGTACTTATTTACCATCGCACTCCTCCGGCCACTGGTGGTCTGCAGGTCGTCCCAGGTGCGCAGCAAGCTTCGCCCGGTAAACATAATACTGATTGTGCCCGGAACGCTTCTTACTGCGTTTTATGTGCCCGATATTGAGCCGGCCGGCGCTCATTTCGTCATACATATACTGCCGACTCATTTTCAAAATTTTCGCGGCTATATCATTCGGAATAACCTCCGTCATTTACTGATCACCTCCTTTCTCACTGTGGCAGCCAACCGCTGTTGAGCTTATCGGCAAATGCCTGAGCCTCTTCATCAGTCTGGAACTCCTCCGGCCGGTATTCCCGGTTGCCGGAGTGATCGACCTCGAAGGCATCGATCAAGCGGTAGACCTCAATCATGGTGATGCCGGCGGCGTAAATGTGGGTTACTCTCCATCTGCCGTGG